TTGTTCAGTATTACGAAACAAATGATCCAGACCAGCAATTGCGATCCATTCTCTCCGGGGAGGTTACGGCCATCGTGGACGGCGCGGATGGGACGTCAAAGGTCACGGTAAAGCCGCTGTACCAGTCGTTCAACCGTAGCGTCCCTTGGCAAGTCCAACAAGAAACGTGTGTGCTGGTGACGTACGGCCTGCAGTGCGGGGTAAATCCAGAAGAGTTCAAACTGACAGCTATCGGCGTGTCCGCCCTTACTAATGAGTACATTGAATCAACGGCATGGGCAACGTCCGACCCCACGTATTTTAAGGCAGGGTTTGTCCGCAACCGGCGCACACGCGAAACCCGATTTATTCTTGACCAGCAGGCCAATGGCCGGCTCATGATTTCCTATCCGTTCGATCACGCGACAGGAACGGACACGTATGATGCCTACGCAGGGGACCAGCGTACGGGAACAGTGTGCCAGAACAAGTTCCATAACAAGATTAACTTCATGGGTTTCGAGAAAATCCCGACTAAAAACCTATTCAAGACAGGGATCAAATAATCATGTGCTGGGTCCAACTTATTATCGCTATTGTTATCGCCATTATCGGCGAGGCAATCCGGCCGAAAGCCAAGTCCAATACTGGGCGTCCCGCTGGGCTTGGGGACTTCCAGTTTCCTACCGCGGAAGCGGGCCGCGTAATCCCGTGGCTGGCGGGTACGGTGAAAGTCCTTGGCCCCAACACCACGGCCAGTGGCCTGTTCCGCAGTGAGGAGTCCTACAAGTACGTGAAGACTGGCTGGTGGTCCTCAGCCAAGCAGTCGTACGGCTTCCGCTACTACCTGTCCATTCAACTGGTGATCTGCGNATTGATGACGTGGTTGGTTTTCAAGTCAACGACAAGATGCTCAATGTTGGCCTCAAGTCAGTAACGACCGACTATATTGATATGGCCATTGACGACAAGGGGTTTAACGGGGATGTAAAGAAGGACGGTGGGTACGCTGGCATAATTCGCGTGTGGCGTGGAACGGCAACGCAGCCTATCGACCTTGTGCTTAAAGAGGTACTTGGGCAGGACGAAATTTCGGCCTATCGGTATGTCTGCTATGCGATGTTCCACGACTTCTACTTCGGCATGTCGAACAACCCGCCGCCGATCATTCCGATTGTCAGTCGCTTTCCTAATACGCTGGGCATCGCGGGAGGAAAGCACATCGTCAACACCACGGGTTCGAACATTATCTGCGCCGTGTACGATCTTATATCCGATCCTATCCGGGGCATGAACGTACCCACAGCGAAGATTGATCGCGCCGCGTTCTTGGCCGCAGCCGAAACTTGTTTCATCGAGAAGATCGGGTACTGTGGTTTGCTCGATGGCTCGCAAAGCGGGAAAGACGCCGTCGATAGCTTGATGACCTACGCGGACGGTCAAGTGTTTGAGGACCACTTCACCGGGCTGTGGACGGTCAAGCTGGCTCGCGCGGATTACGACGTGGCCACCTTGCTGGTGCTCGATGAATCGAACTCCACCGTGGTAGGTAAGACAAAGACAAGTTGGGCTGATACCAAGAACGTAGTCACAGTCGCTTTCGTGGACAAGGCCAAAAACTGGACCAATCAATCCGTGCAAGCACGTGATACCGCGAATCTGTCTGTACTGGGCCAAACCATTAATGCCTATACCCAGGACATGAACGGCATCGACAACGTAGACCAAGCGAACTACACAGCAGAACGGGTGCGTGCTTCACTGTCCACGCCTTTTGTTGGCTTGGAGATAGAAGCGCAGGGCATTGGCGCCAACCTGCAGATCAACGGAGTGTTTCTGGCGAAGTATCCAAAGACCAAGCGTATCAGCCAGATGGTCATGCGGGTAACTGATATTTCATACCCGAGTGACAGCGAGACAACCTGCAACATCAAAGCGACTGAGGATAAATTCGGAGTGCGGTTTGTCGCTTTCACCGAGGCCAACGACAACACGTGGACTGCGCCGGATTTAACCCCACACCCGCCACTTGCGCAGCGCTTGGACGAGATTCCCTGGGCGATGACCCCCAACCTGGACGGCCGGAGATACGCGATGGTCCTGGCGGCGCGCGCTGATGGCGTGACGACCGGGTTCGAGGTATGGCAGTCCGCCCCCTCCAACACTGCACTGGCTAAATCCTCTGACACGGGCGACCTCACGGCCGTGGGCAGCCTGGCGATAGCACTCGATACCCTTGGCGGGTACGCGAGTGGAACGGTTGTGCTGAACACTGTGACCGACGTGCAGGACATCTTGTCGGCGGTTGCCGCCGACTTCGCGGCGGGAAAGAGCTTGCTGTGGATCGGCAATGAATTGATTGCATTTCAAACAGTCACAAAAAACAGTGATGGCACAGTAACTTTCTCGACAATCCGCCGCGCAGTTTATGACACCATCCCGGAGCCGCACTTGGTTGGGCAGAAAGCCTTTATCGTCAACACCGGCGCAACGCTCGTACAGGAGCAACCTTATGCCACCGACATGACCATCGGTGTTCGCCTTGCCTCCACCAGCGGCGCGATTACTTTGGACCCGACATCCGATCCGTTGATGACGCTAGCCTTCACCAGTCGAACCTTGCGGCCATACCCGCCGGGCAACGTAAAACTAAATGGCCAGTGGTTGTCCGCGATTTCTTCTATCGCGTCAGGCAATTTGGCGTTCACCTGGCAGCATCGGGGCAGGGTTGCCATCGGTGAACTGGCTATTGCATACGACGATAATACGAGCTACGGCCCCGATGCCGGAACGACCTATGAATTGCGCGTGTATAACAACACGACCAACGCGCTGATATTTTCCCAGCTTGGGATGACTGGCACTTCTTTTTCCGTGCCCTCAACGACAACTGGGCTAAACGGTCCAATTCGTACAGAGTTAATTGCGGTCCAAGGTGGAAAATCCAGTCGTTTCGTGGCCATTGCCACCTTCATCTACGGCGTACCAGAAATCACAAGTACAGAAGTCACTTTCCTCGACTCGATCCCCTCCACGTACCAGCTCACCGAGCGGTATGGAGCTGCGCCGTTTACATACACCAGTGGTCCACTGCAAACCGGGATCACGATGGACAGCGCTGGACTGCTTACCTATGACGGCACGCCGGGTCAAACCGCGCCAACCAATGTCGATTTCACCATCACTGACGCCAATGGATCAAGCAGCACAACAACCCTGCCGGTATCCGTGGTCGATGCCACTGCTCGCTACTGGCGCATCAACATCACGGATTCCACCCAGACCGGGACAACGCTTTATGTTGCTGTCGGCGAACTTCAATTTCGCGCAACCCCGGCTGGCGCCAACTTGTGTAGCGGAGGCACCGCATTTGCAAGCAGTCAGTTCAG